TAATATACGCAAGACGCTCGAAGGCGCCCCCAAGAGCGAGATCAAGACCCGGGCCTATGGAGTGCCGACCAAGGCGATCGCGAGCCGGTTCCCGAAGTTCCGGGAACGGATCCACGTCTTTGAGCCTGAAAAGCTGCCAGGCGAAGGTACCAACTACCTCTTTTGCGATCCTGCTTCTAAGCGTAACTGGTTTCTGTTGTGGGTGCGCGTCGACGCGCGCGGCCGGCACTGGGTATATAGAGAGTGGCCGACTGAAGGCCTCTACATCCCGGGAGTGGGTGACCCTGGTCCTTGGGCTGAACCAGACGGGCGCAAAGCCGACGGTAGAGCGGGAAGCGCCCAGACCAGCTTCGGCTGGGGAATAAGCCGCTATATAGAAGAGATTAAGAGGCTCGAGGGCCAGCTGCCGGCCAAGGAAACGGACGCTAAAAAGAAGGAAAAAGGCGAGGTAGTGCTCGAGCGCTGGATGGATAGCCGGTTCGGGAACACGCCGACCAATGCGGCAGACGCTGCCACGACGCTCTTAGAGGAATGCGCAGTCTTGGGCATGCCGTTCAGCCCCGCCCCCAACGATACCTTGGAAGAAGGAGTCTCTCTCATCAATTCGATGCTTGACTTTGACGTTGAGAAAGGAACAGAACCAACCTTGTTTATCTCAAGCGCATGCAAAGCGCTCATCTTCAGCCTCAAAGTGTGGACCGGCAAAGACGACAAAACAGGCGCCTGCAAGGATCCGGTCGATTGTCTGCGCTGGATTGCCGTTGCGGGTTTAGAGGATGTAGGCGAATCCTTGATGTTAGTCGAACCCATGGGCTACTAAATATATGTTCTTTAAAGAGGTAGAGCCTAACGAGAATTTTGATCTGCGCCGTTTTGAGTCTCTGCCTACTGGCCGGTGGCAAGCCGGGATAATTAAAATGCTCTGGGGCAAAGCACGTGTCAGACTCGCGCTGGCGGAATCGGACGGTTGGTGCACCTTGGATTACTGGGGTGATAACCACGAGACGGCGTTTTTGATGCTTGGGTTTATCGTAGGGGTCTGCACGTCTTTACCTGAATCGATTGAGCAAGACGCACTCGAGGTGCTCTTTCCCATTCAGCACGATAAAGAGCTCGGACCGGATTTTTGGGACCGGCTCTTTAAATGCGGTGATCGCGCACGTGCGATCTATGGGGATTACGAACAATGACCTTCGCGGAAGTCAAAGAACAGTTCCTGGTGAGTGTCTCCGAGGCGAGCGGTTACCAGAGCTGGATGACCGAGCTCGACGATGCCCGGTACTGCCGGTGGAACGGTCAAACCAACGACGGGCGCAAATATTCCAAGTACACCGGCGCTGAGGTTTTCCCGTGGGAAGGCGCTAGCGATATGCGCCCGTTCTTCATCGACGATATTGTGAATGACGACGTCGACGTCATGCGGATGGCAGACAAGAACTGCCACATGCAGACCGTGCCGGTGAACTCTACCTTCCAGCAGATGGCGACCAGTCAGACTGCGGTCCTGGATTATGTCGTTCGGGCAATGATGGCGCAGGAACTTGAGCAGGAAAAAGAACTCCTTGGCCAATGGCGCCAGCATTACGGCTCGAGTGTGATGGCAGTCGATTGGTACATGGATTTCGACTCCGAGGTGGTCACGGTCACGCTCCAGGATTTGCAGGCGCTCGCCCAGCAGATCCCCGAGCTGGGCGACCTGCTTGCCTACATGTTGAGCAACCGTGGGCAACTTACCCAGACCGATATCCAGCAGGGGATCGCCTTTTTTCGCCAGATCTTTCCCCAGGTCACTAACCCGATGCAGGCGCTCTCGCAGCTGATGCAGACCGGCCAGTTTCAGTACGATAGCCCCTATATAAAGGAAAGCCGGCCGTGTGTGACTGCGTTGCGCTCTTTCCAGGACGTCTTTTTTCTGCGTGGCGCCTATAACCTCCAGCTCTTGCCCTGGATCGTGCGCCGGGATGTGATCCCCAAGGCAACGGTGGAAGACCGCGCTCAATATGAGAAATGGGATCCGAAATTCACCAAGCAGATTCTGAACAGCGCCGGCTCGAGTGTTCTTGGTTTAAGGAACACCGACAACCTCTTCCGTTACAGCGGGAACCGGATCTACGTCGACCAGATGCGGGAGATGTGCGAAGTCTTTTACGGCTTTTATCGCGGCCAGGATTCAAATAACAAACGCCGGATCCAGGTCACCATCTTTTCGCCGGTAACCGACGTGATTGGCCGGCAATTGCCCAACCCCTATAACCACGGCAAATTTCCTTTTGTCTTGTGTATGCGCGAGCGCCGAAGCCGCTCTGCGGTTGAATCCCGGGGCATTGCCGATATTGAGATGACTCACCAGAGTGAGATCAAGAATCAGCGCGATAGCCGAAATGATCGGACAAGTCTCGGCACGCTTCCGCCACTGCAAGTGCCGCTTGGTCGCGGAAAACAGCAGTACCGGCTAGGACCGCGAGCCCAACTCCAAGTGATGCGCCCAGGAGAACTAGCGTGGCTAGCGCCACCACCGCTAGATCAGACCACGTTCGAGGTGGAGAATACGACGATCCGGAGCGCATACAATTATTTCGGGAAAAATGGGGAAGGCGTTGATCCTAACAAGGTCTTACGCAAGCAGCAACGTCTGATTGACGCGTGGCTAGCTGAGTTGCGCGAGGTCTACGGGCTGATCTACGAGCTTTGCGAGCAGTACATGGATCCCAATGATTGGATGGCAATCTCGGGCGACCCGCAGAGTGTGCCCCAACAGGACAGAAAATCGATTCAGCACAACACCAGCCTAGTGCTCGAGTACGATGCCAAAGATCTCAACACCGAGTATCTGACTGAGAAACTCAACCTGATCCAGACCATGCTGGTAGCGACCGATGCCGCCGGCGTGATCGACCGAGCCGCCTTAACCGAGTACGGTGCCCGGTCGCTGGATCCGGCACTTGCCAGGAGCATCGTACGCCCACAGGGACAGGTGACCCAGCAGGAGATTGAGGACGAGCAGGATGCACTCTCTAATATAGTGAGCGGGATCGATCCGCCGGTCTATACCTCTGGGCAGAACGCGCAACTGCGTTTGCAGGTGATCCAGTCGACCATGCAAAACCAGGATTATATGAATTTCATTCGGGCTAATCCCCTGGCACAGCAGCGGCTCGAAAACCGGGTTAAGAACCTCCAGTTCCAGATCCAGCAGCAGCAGAACGCGATCACCGGCAAGATCGGCGTACCGCCAGGACCAACCCAACAACTCACCGGCGCAGTGCCGGCACCGCTACCAGGACAAGGATGAACGGACAGAGCGGACAGATTGAAGTCTATAGCGGCAATTCGATACAAGGCCAGATGGCAGGAAGCCTTGGTCAAGGGTTGGCGGGTTGTCTGCCGGCACAATGGTGCTACGCTCCTCCGTCACCGCGTTTACCACGGGATTTCGAGCTTGTGATTGAAAAGGTCGGTTCTGAGATCGTGCTCGATTACGGTGCGAAACTGCGGCTTTTAATGGCGGATCCTTTCAAGGGAATTGATTTGCGCGAAGCGATCGCAAAATTGAAAGAAGCTCTTAAAAATGGAGGCTAGAAAATGGCAAACGCACCCGTCTTAGGCGACAAATACATGCTGGTCGATCCGGCAATCGCCTTAACCAATCCAAAAAATGCCGCCGAACAGGCTAGCGCCGGTTTGCAAAATCCAGCGTTTGCCTACGCTTGGGACCAGAACAAAGGGAAGCTGCCGGGAACGTGGGAGGGCGACAACGCCACAATTGATGCGATTTTCGCGATTGCTCAGAAGTACGCAAGCCCGCCGGCAACGCCTGCGCTCACCACTTTAAGCCCGAGCACCAACCCCGCGAAGAGTGCCGCCTTTTTGCTGACGATTACCGGGACCGGATTTACGCCTGGCTCAACCGTGATCTTTGGTACTGTGACTGAGCCAAGAACGACTTTTGTCTCCCCAACCACGCTGACCGTCCTGATTTACCCGAGCTACATCCCGCTACCCGGCACTATCCAGCTCAGTGTGCGACCCGGTGGTGGCGCTGCCTCCAGTAATCAACTTCCCTTCACGGTTACCTGAAAACCGGCCCGCAACTTTCACATCAACACGCGAAAAACCTCCCTTTTCTTTATGTCCAACGGCACTACGATCACCACCTATCCGTGGGAAGAGGAAGCTTTTAAGAAGGAAGTCGCCGCAGCAGGGTTCCCTGGCAGTCCGCAAGCCGATAGCGCTTGGCTCTCAGCGCTTCATAAGTTCAAGAGCGTGACGACAACGCCAGCCGCAGCCCCGACTCTCACGGCTTTAAATCCCAGCAGTACGCCGGCCAATGTCGATGTTACCCTGGCGATCACGGGCACAGCATTCGATTCCGGTGCCAAAGTCATGGTTGGCCCGACCGCAATCAGCCCAACCGGTTCGCAGACCTCAACGGATTTGAGCGTGCTCATTCCCGCGGCTGACATTTCTATTCCAGGTGCCGTACAGATCAGCGTCAAGAATGGCGACGGACAGACGAGCAACACGATGAGTTTGACCCTGACGTGACCTCGTCCAATATCCCGACCTCAGACGTTCCTCTGAAGCAGCGCTTCTATATATATAGGGAAAAAGTGCTGCATCAGAAGAAAGCGGCTGCGGATTTCGATACGCTTTATTGGAATCTGCGACCTAAGCCAGTGGCACCGACCATCAGCGCGCTCAATCCAAATACTGCGCGGGCCAATGCCAATGTTACCGTGAACATTACCGGCACAGGCTTTGATGCTGGGGTAAAAGCTGTAATCAGCACGACTGCGTTGAGTCCGATGGGTACTCCGACCCAAACCGCTTTTAGCGTAATTATTCCCGCGGCTAATATCGCCACGGCCGGTACGATGCAACTGAGCGTCAAAAACGGCGACGGACAATTAAGTAACGCATTAAACTTCACTGTGACCTGATATGGCTCAAAGTGGTGACGCGATCAGCGGGGATACGATTTACCCGTTCAAATGGTTTTTCCGGCCGGAAACGATACCCGTCATCGTTCCGGTCCTCCAGATCGTTGACGACATCACAGAGCTCGCCTTTGAGCAGTTGCCGGGTGTCTTGGCTGAGATCGATAAACGCCACTGGGGCGCGATTCGGCAAGTACTGATCGAGGCGAAAATGAAAGCGGAGGCGATGCTCCGCAGCGATGAGATCATCAAAAACGCCCAGTTGAGCGCTTATTACCAAGGCTGGGTCAATTATGCCGACTATGTCCTGGCAAACCTCGAGGGACTGCGTGCGGGCGAAATCCCAGGTCCATCCGATCAAAGCGCAACTCCAATAAGTGAACCCTGACTTTTATGGACGAAGAAACAAAAGGAACCTTGAGATCAATCAACGAGCGGCTGCAGGAAATTGCCCTAATCCTCAAACGGATCGAAGACCGTCAGATCGCGGTGCGCGAAGAAATCAAAGAGCAAACAGCACCGGTTGTTGGTTCTTTTGCGTCCAGCGGATGATCGGTGTCAAAATGGAAGAAGTGCAAGATCGCCGGGTGCGAAAATATCGCCCATTGCAACGGGCTTTGCGATTCGCATCTCAGCCGGCTTAGGCGCACAGGTCGCCTCGATGAGCACATCCCGCTCCGGAAGTTTCACCGGATCCGGGCACGGTAATTTGTTCTTTGTGGAACATTGTTCCACGCCCTGCTGTGGAACAATGTTCCACAATCACATTGCGCTTCTAGCAGTTATATGAGACAACTCGTCTCCAGAGCGTACTGGTCGACGCTCCAATTCGACCTGTTGAAGTTTCTTGTTTTGGCCCCTCTAAAAACATGGCAGAGGAACCTAAAGGTACCCAGA